CTACTTGTAATGTAATTGCAGATTCTGCATTATATACAGACAATGCGCCATCAGTGTTATCCCAAAATACTCGGCCAGATTTCCATGCAGGTACCGCAGATCCAGTATTGAAGTCAATATAGTCTACATTATTTACGGAACCTGATATTTGTAGGTTTCTAGAATATGATGCTGTTGCTGCATATGATGCGGACGTAATACTATTTGACCCATATGGGCCATATACGCCAGATGCTGTTATATATGATGATGTAGAAGCAAATGATGAACTTACTGCATTTAATACATAACTTGCTGTTTGTGCTGTGATAATATATGAAGCAGTTACGGCATTCTGTGCCCAACTTGCAGTACCAAACAAACTTCCGATGATGCTTCCTAGAACTCGCAATGACCCGGTAATCTCAACATCGCTTTCTCGTGATATAGGATTTGAGCCAGTCCATTTTGACGAAACAATTCCTGTTAATTGAGAACCATCACCGCGAAATGAACCCGTAAATGACCCGGTGGTATATGATGCTGTGAATGCATTGAATGATGCGGTAGTAGTTAAAGATCCAGTATCTAATCCTAATGTATATGATGCTGTAAGTGCATAACTTGCCGATATTGGATATAGTGAACCAGTTTGTAATTGTCCGGGCTTAAATTGTCTCATTATTGCCATCTCCCTTTAATAATTACCGTGTCGGTAGCATCTATACCATATCCTAACATGGAAGTATTAAATACGATGGTTTGTGTTGCAACATCACTTGGTGTCCAAGTATATGTAGCTTTATCAATGTATTGTCCATTAACGTATATGTCAAATTCATCTTTTGTGGCTACCAACGTTGTTACAGGATTTATTGCTGCATACGCATTAACCGTTACGGTAGTTGCAGATGAATATGTTGCTTGTCTTTCTGTTAAACTTATTAAATACAACATTGTAGCTGCATCTATAGTTGTCGACGATCCACCTCCGGAGACTGTAATACTACCTCCAGACAATATATTACTTTGGTACTGAAGAATTTGTCTTGGTACTGCAGTTGAAAATATGTTTGAATTTCCAATATCTACAACAACGTCAAATGTAACTTTTTTTATAGAATACATTTTACGAATCGTTTCAATCCTAGTTTCTTGAGCCGATAACAACGTACCTAACACCGTTAACGGCATTGTAGCTCTAACTAGACGATCTTCACCGGTAGTATTTGTTGTTTCAAATGATACACTTCCCATGGATACATGAAATGTATTTGATTCATTGCCCCATGCATATCTATTATATGGTAAAAATTGATCTATCAAATCATTCATTTGTGTTGAAAAATCACACCATAACATTATTTCATATTCAATCGTAACATATTTTGGAATATCAATTACAAATATTTCTTGAGATCCTGCGTCTGTTGTAAGTGGTGGCGGAAATAATTGATCTTGATACTGATTACGTTTATTATAACGTTGTTTATATATCAATTGATTTCCTGAATAATGTCGATTAACATCCAATGTTTTATATGTATCTCGTTCTTGTACGCTGTTACGTTTTATCATTATTACCGGAGATTGCAATTTTCCTTTTTCATCTCGCAAATAACCCAATCTTCGAACGTTATCGGCTTTTTCGCCGTTAGCAAAAATTACAGGAACTGATATTAATGATTGATCGGATCTAATTTGTGGTTGAATTTGTGTATCAATATAATATTTTAATGCATAATCAATATCGTAAATTGTTCGTTTAGGAGAACGTATTACATCATCATCTCGACGAATTTGGTCTGCCCTATTAAACAATGGATCGGCATACAAACCTTGTTCTGCATTTGGATTATTTGGTTTGTTTGTTTTACGATCAATATTATTTTTATTTGTTTTGGGCATTAAAATCCTTTATATCCTGGTAATTTATTATCTCCTCCACGTCTTATGTCTTTGATACCTGCAGGCGTTTGTCTTGTTACATGTGCATCACATATAATTGAAACACTATATCCGTGATCTGAACCATTAGGCCATGTTTCTGGATTTTTGCCCGTAAAATATTGATTTGCATCAACATTGTCAATTTCAAAATATTCATTATCCCAAAGTATAATGTCTCCAACTTCCGGATACATACTGATTTTTTCTAGCAAATCTCGAGATATTGCAAATTTACCAGTTCGAGTATATGAATGTCCGTAGTCATCCATTGCACTAGTTTTTTCATCTTTGGTTATTAAACATGGAATTAATATAGAGTCATAATATGATTTACGTTCCGATTCTCCATATAGATTTGCATCACTTTGTTCAATTATAATCTTAAAGAATTCAATTTCCGTATCTACAATTGCATTAATTATTTCAGCATTGATAGAAGCTAAAAAACGAGCATCTCGTATTCCACCAAAAAGTGCCATAATTTACCTCCTTATCCAACATATATTCTTAATGGAGCTTTTGCTAACAATTCCATCATTTGAGTTGCTTCTGCATTTTGACGTGTTAACATTTGCTCTTTTGTTAGTTTTTCTAAAAATTCTCGCAATTGAGTTATCAATTCACCTTTTTCTGTTTGACCTTGTGAAACTAAGTCCGAACCATTAAGTGTTACTTCACCATTAGGTATAGGTACCGATGAATATTTATTACGGACATATCCTAACGTTTCTTTTACAAGTGCGGTACCATATCTCAATATCCAACTACGCCCCATATCATTAATACTGCCGTAGGTTTGATAAGTATATGGTATATTTGATGCGTCACTTACAACGCCGTTTAAAAGTGCGGTATTACCAAATAAAAGAGCCCCGGCTGCTTTTTCTTCTTCAAACATGAATTCAAACCAAACATTGCCGTAATATGGTACTCCTACTTCACCTGGAGTACCTGGTACAGGATATAAACGAATATCATCGCCATGTATATCAAATGAAAAATGTGACTTGCGTATTTGATCATTAAATTCAATTGATTGGATACGAAGTAAATCTGCATGTATTGGCATCATCATGAAATTAACTGAAGGAGAAAATCCTCCAAAGTCAAATGCATCTAATAGGCCCTGAGATCCTAAACCAGTACCAACAAATGGGTCAAAATATCTAACTATTGCTGGAGGTGGAACATGTATTACTCGACGAATTTCAATTGAACTTGAATCAGATAATGTTTTTCCAATTGCAGCAAATGAGGCAGATACTGCTTCTCTAATGCTATATGTTTGTTGTCCATTAATGATATCAATTGAAGCAGAATACCATTTTGTATAACCTCCAGATTCAGCTTCTTGTCCATATGCTTTACTTAATTTTACAATGTAATTAAGTGATGTCCCTACCTGTTTTCCGGTGAAACTTCCATTACCTAGAAACGCTGCTCCGGTTTGAATACCCAATGTATTAATCAAATTATTTACAATGTTTGTTTGATTTACTTGATTTGAATATTCTATAGTAGCTGCTTCAAATGCAGTATAAAAATTAACATCTTCAAGTTCAACATCCATTATCGGATAACCAACAGTACGTGCTGCATATACAGCAAATTTTTCTGCATGAGATTGAAATACTGGATCGGCATCGAAATATCCAAAAGGCGTTGAGCCAGTCGTAAATGATGAACTGCCGGGCCAAATTGGTTTATCTACGCTATAATCCATTGTATTTCCTTTTTATATAAATATCAATATGATTCATTTAAGAGTCGCAAAATCTCTGTTAATGCTTCATGTCGATGATTATCTTTTAAAATGATTTCATTCACAAATTTTGAACCTTTAATCTTAGGAACTTCATGAATTGCTGAATCATTTTTAAATTTTAAATCTATTTGATGTTTGTCTCCTGTTAATATCATTAAACTGTCTTTTCCTAAACGAGACAATACCATTTGTAATTGCTGTTTAGTTAAATTTTGAAATTCATCTACAATACAAACTGCATTATCAAATGTGCGTCCCCTAAAATGTGCTAATGAAACTAATTCTATATTTTCTTCTTTTTCTAGTTTGTCTAGTAT